AATGGAAGAAGTTGGTCAGATGGGTAATGCTGAAGAAGCTCCAAAGGCTAACGAAGCTTTTGAAGAAGACGATGAATTCAACAGCAGTATTGATGAGATTATGTCTGAGGTTGATAACGAAGAGCAGACAGTTAAAATGGCAGCTGGTGGTTTTATGTCAAACACCTATAAAGAAGGAATGAAGTTCAATCCAGTTGTTGATGTTCGTTATTTTAAACATGCCGATGGTCGTGTCATTTATATCACATACATTAACGATAGGCCATTAACTGCGATTCCAGAAGGATTCACTCAGACAGATACTCCAGTTGAGCAAAAGGTTGGTAAAGAAGCTGAAGATGCAGCCGCTGCCGCAGCTGCTCGTGCGCGTACTGGTGGTGGTGATAGTGGTGGTGGCAGCGATAGTGGTGGAACTACTACTACTACACCTAGTGGTTCCGGTCAAGGCGTTAGTAGAACAACTCAATCAATAGCTTTGGGTGCGCTTGCGCTTTCAAAGAACCCAGTTGCACAATTTTTAGCCCCGCTAATTTCTGCTGGTGTTGGCTTTGTCGCCGGTAAAGCGCTTGACGCACAACTTGATGCAGAGGGTAGAGTAAATCAGACTCTAGAAGATGCTGCCAATATGGGATATGGCACAAGGGTTGGTGTAGATGGTAATATCACTACCTTTGTCAATGATAAAACACTTGATGCGTTTGATCGTGAAACTTTTGGAGTTACCCGTGGTGACTTAGATGCTGCCAGAGCAGGTGGTGGCGGTGCTGACGCTGGTCGTGGCGGTTCACCTGCCGATGCTGATCCGGGCGCTGGTGGGGTTGGGATAGAAGGTGCTGACGCTGGGCGCGGTGGATCACCTGCTGATGCTGATCCGGGCGCTGGTGGGGTTGGGACAGATACTGGTGGTTACAGTGGTGCTGACACACAATCTAGCGGCGAATCCTACGCCAACTATAAAGGCGGCTTTATCAAAAAGAAAAAGAATGTTGTTGTTAAATCTAAAAGAGGACTTGCTTCTAGATAATAGTGTATAATATGAATACTATAACCAGTGGTGGGCTGGCTAGTAATTAATATATTCCCACCATTAATGGCTACCTATTCCCCAAGCAGAGCTTGGCTTACATTAGCCCCAACCTTTGGAAACTAAATGACAGATGTCGTAATACCGCAACCAGTTAAAGTTGCTGCCTTTGCTAAACGTAATAAGAATACTGATCGTATCGAACAGGATGAAGAAGAGATTCGCCAATTGGAAGAGAAGCGTAATGCTCCACCAGTTGAGCCTGTTAAGAAAGACGATGACCTTGATGGTCCAGAACCAACCGATGCTGAAGAGAAGACTTTCAAGAAGCGGTATGGTGATCTGCGTAGGCATTCACAAAAGATTCAGCACGATCTGCAAACTCAACTTGATTCTATAAAAGAACAACTTGAGAAGACAGCTGCTAAAGAAATGAAGCTTCCATCAAGTGAAGCCGATCTTGCTCAATGGATGCAATCATATCCAGATGTTGCAAAGATTGTTGAAACTATTGCCATAAAGAAGGCAAAGGAACAATCTCAGGGTATTGAAGAACGACTCAAACGCATTGATGATCTTGAGAAACAAGCATTGATTGATAAGGCTGAAGCCGATCTAATGCGTCTGCATCCAGACTTTGCTCAGATTAAACAGGACGATGAGTTCCATGATTGGGTGGAGCAGCAACCTAAATGGCTGCAACAAGCCCTGTATGAGAACGATACTGACGCTGTTGCCGCTTCTCGTGCCATTGATTTGTACAAAGCTGATAAAGGCATCAAGACTCGTACTAAGAAAGATGACATTAAAGACGCTGCGCGTAGTGTTAATACTCGCTCTGAACGCAATGCACCATCAGCTACTAATACTGAAGGTGTATTTTCAGAGAGTCAAGTTGACAAAATGACGATTCAACAATATGAGGCCAATGAAGAAGCCATTGTTGCATCCATGCGTAATGGTACATTTGTTCGTGATTTGTCCGGTGGCGCTCGATAACACTTGACAAGTTTATAACTATGTAATATAACTTACCTTAATTCCGTGGTGAAAAAAGTAGCTCTTTTAGTAACCACGGTTTAGTATCGCAAGTAACAAGTTACCCGATAACCCTACATCGTTAGCCGTCAGTTGAAAATATAACTAGTGTATTTTTTGTTGACCACCTATAGTATTGAGGCCCGATAGACTGATACCTGTGAATGTTTCAAGCCTAATATAAAGGAAACTATCATGGCTTTTCAAGCATCTGCCAATTATGGCAATCTACCCAATGGCAATTTTTCGCCAGTTATCTATAGTAAGAAGGTACAAGTAGCCTTCCGCAAATCATCTGTGGTTCAAGCAATCACTAATACCGACTACTTCGGTGAAATCAATTCTTATGGCGATAGCGTTAAAGTTATCAAAGAGCCAGAGATCACTGTCAATGCCTATGCTCGTGGTACGCAAGTAACTTCGCAAGACTTGGAAGACAGCGACTTCACCCTCCAAGTTGACAAGGCCAACTACTTCTCGTTCAAAATGGACGATATTGAAGCTGCTCACTCGCATGTCAACTTCATGCAGATGGCAACTGATCGTGCTGGCTATCGCCTCAAAGATCAGTTTGACGCTGAAATCTTGGGTTACCTGTCTGGCTACTCACAGTCTACCATTGGTGCCGTTGCTAATGCTGTCAACACCACTGTGTCTGGCACCAAAGCTGTCTCCACCGCTGGCTCTGACGAACTGTTGACTACAATGAAGCTGATCAAAAGCAGCTTCACCAACATCACCACTAGTTCTGCTGGCGATCATTCGATCCCTATCGCACCACGCCTTCCCGGCGCTACTGCTTTGCCTACAGCCACCGCTTCCCCATTGATGATGATCGCTCGTATGGGTCGTTTGCTCGACCAACAGAACGTGGACACCAATGGTCGTTGGTTGGTGCTTGACCCAATCTTGGTCGAGATGCTGAAAGACGAAGATAGCCGCTTGCTGAATGGCGACTTTGGTGGCTCTGGTCTGCAAAACGGCCTGATCTTGAACAACCTGCATGGCTTCAAGGTGTATGTGTCTAACAACCTGCCAAAGGTTGGCACTGGTCCCGGCACTGCTGGTACTGCTAACCAGAACTCCAACTATGGTGTGATCGTTGCTGGTCATGACAGCGCTGTTGCCTCTGCTGAGCAGATCAACAAGACTGAGACATATCGTGACCCTGACAGCTTCGCTGACATTGTTCGCGGCATGCACCTCTATGGTCGCAAAATCTTGCGTCCTGAAGCTCTGGTCACTGCCAAGTTCAACGTAGCTTAAAGCAACAGAGGAGGGCTTCGGCCCTCTTCGTTTCAAACTCTTAACAAAGGAAATTTATCATGGCAACTATTGATCTCTCCAGCGGTATCGGTAATGGGCAACACCATTCCCGTTCGCTTGGTCGTCTCCCTTATGTGGTTGAAAAAACCATCAACTTTGCAACTGCTACTACCTCTAAAGGTAGCGCGTTGGCTGCTGCTGATGTCATCGAAGCAATTGACGTTCCTGCACAATCCGTTGTGTTGAACGCTGGTTACGAAGTGACTGCCACCATCACTGGTGACGTTACTATTGACGTTGGTGTCACTGGCATTGACGCTGACGTATTTATTGACGGCGCTACGCTGGCTGCTGCTACCTCAGTTGGCACTTTCGCTCAAAACGCTGCTGCTTTCCAGCCTGTCGTAATTGGTGCTAGTGCTGACACCATTGACTTGCTGATCGCTACTTCGACCACCGCTATCTCCGCTGGAACAGTGCGAGTGTGGGCTTTGGTTGTGGATGTGTCTGACAACGATGCTCCCGGCGCTGCTGACCGCGACCAACTGGCTTAATAGCTAGTAAACAAGGAAGCCCTCACAAGGGGCTTTCTTATTTCCTATTTCCAGATAACAAATATGTCATCAACCTACCTTGCTCTTACGAATGAATTGCTGCGCCGCTTGAATGAAGTAGAGCTTGACTCTACCAACTTCGCTGCTGCCCGTAATGTCCAAGCTCTTGCTAAAGACTCCATCAATTCATCCATAAGGGAAGTGCTTCATTCTGGACAAGAATGGCCTTTCACACTTATTACATATCCACAGACTCTTACAGTGGGTCAAGCATCTTATTCATTTCCATCTGACTTGAGCAGTGTTGATTGGGAAAGCTTCTACATTAAGAAGCTCAACGATAGCAATGAACCCGGCAAGTTGCCTGTCATTACATATGTTGAATATGTAGATAAGCATCGTGGTCAAGATGAAACAAGTGGCACAGGTGGATATGGTCCGACTAGTGTAGTTAGCCAGACTCAAGAATCAAAGTTCATTGTGTCTCCACCACCAGACCAAGCTTATATCATTGAATACAAATACTGGAGCTTTCCAGCTTCTCTAACTTTGTTCTCAAGCGTTTGTGCTATTCCAGAGCGTTTCAACAATGTAATCATTGACGGCGCTATGATGTTCATGATGCTGTTCCGTAGCAATGAACAAAGCGCTGCCATCCATAAAGACAAGTTTGAACAAGGCATCAAAGGTATGCGCCGCTTGCTTATGGATGAGCCATTGTATATGCGCTCTACAATGATTATGAAGCCGGTCACATCCTTCAGGGTGCTGAATGGCTGATAAGATTCAGGCATATAAAGTAAGCTGCCAAGGTGGTTTAGATACCAACAAGGACATGCTGGCGCAGGGAGAGTTGTATCCCGGCAGCGGTCTTCAGCTTGTTAATTACGAGCCATCTATCACTGGTGGATATCGCCGCATTAGCGGCTATACAAATACATATGGTACAGTTCCCGGTGAAGGGTCTGTGCTTGGTGTAAACATCTCTGAGAATATCAACAATGGAATATTTGCTTGCCGTAAGCCCACATCTCCATCAACTAGTTATTTCTACCGCTGGAATACTTCTACGTCTGCGTGGGTCGCTATTACCACTACTGGTGGTGTAACAATGGTTGGTGTCAAGAAGGTTCGTTTTGAGAACCTGTCTTGGGGTACTGATAAGATGGTGCTGGCAGATGGCATTAATCGTGCCGCTGTCTATGATGGTACAACGTATACACAGCTTGCTTCACCAGCACCGGCAAAGCCTAAGTTTGTAACGCATTTTGCTAATCATTTATTTCTAGCTGGTGATACAACTGACCCTTACAACTTGTATTTTTCTGCACCTCTGGCTGAGACAGACTTCACTCCAGCCAATGGTGCTGGTGTTATCAATGTTGGTTTTCCAATTGTACAAATTAAAAGCTTTCGTGATTCGCTGTACATCTTCGGTAAGAATTCAATTAAGCGCCTTATTGGAACAAGTATTGCAGACTTTAGAATTGAAGAAGTTACTAGCAACCTTGGTTGTGTTGCTTCTGATAGTGTTGTTGAGATTGCTGGTAACTTAGTATTTCTTAGCCATGACGGCTTTAGACCAATCTCTGGCACTGCTCGTATTGGTGACATTGAACTTGAGACTATTTCTAAACAAGTACAAAGTACTGTTGTTTCGATTGTAGATGAATTGGTTGCAGGTAGCATTGACACTGAAACAGTTAGCATGATCGTGCTAAATAAGAAGAGTCAGTTTCGGTTTATGTTGCCAACCGAAGGCTTGTTTGGATTCCTTGGCGGCATCCGTAAAACAGATCGTGGCTCTGCTTTTGAATATAGCTTGTTGTTTGATATGGTGGTGTCATGCGCTACCAGTGGCTACATTGGTTTTAATGAAATTATTATTCATGGCGCGTCTAATGGCAAGGTTTATAAGCAAGAAACTGGCAGCAACTTTGATAGTCGTGAAATTCTTAGCATCTATCAAACTCCATATTTCTACTTTGAAGACCCTACCATCCGCAAGAACTTCTACAATATAACTACATTCTTGCGTAGTGAGGGAAACACTAATATTGTTTTCTCTGTATCTTATGACTTTGAAGATAGCGTTAATGTTTTTAACCCATCAAACTATGATATAACAACTACTGGTGCAGCAGCGTACTATAATACAGCTGTGTATGATAGTGGTATCATATATGATGGTAATCCTTCACCAGTGGTGAAGACAAACATTTCAGGTTCTGGTTTCTCTGTTTCATTTAAGTATGTTACGTTTGATACAAATGCCAGTCATAATATTCAAGGTATGGTTTTGAATTTTTCATTTAACGACAGGAGATAATCTTGGCTGGATATCAAAGACAATCAGCTGCCGACATCGTGCCAACCGCCGTTGTACGCGCAGCCCCAATCAATAACGAACTTAACGCATTGCGTGATGCCTTCCTGCTTGCTGGTGGTCACCGCCATGATGGTAGCGCTACTGAAGGTAACTATGTCACCCTGATTGCAGACTCTGACGCTCTTAACAAAGTTGCTGTAGACACTGGCAACAATCGTGTTGGTGTATTCGTTGAAGTTGCTGCTGCCGCTGTTGAACAAGTGCGCGTTCAAGACGGTGCTATTGTTCCTGTTACAGATAATGACATTGATCTTGGTACTAGCTCTCTTGAGTTTAAAGACCTGTACATTGATGGCACAGCAAACATTGATAGTCTTGTTGCTGACACTGCTGACATCAATGCCGGTACTATGGATGCTGTTGTCATTGGTGCGTCTACACCAGCCGCTGCCACTGTCACCAACCTCACTGTTAATACTGCTGCAACAATTGCGTCTGCTGACATCAATGCTGGTACTATCGATGGTGCAGTGATTGGTGGTTCTTCTGCTCAAGCAATTACTGGCACAACTATTACAGCCAGCACAGGTTTTGTTGGTGGTCTTACTGGTGCTGTCACTGGTAATACAGCCGGTACGCACACTGGTGCTGTTGTCGGCAATGTCACTGGTAATGTTACAGGTAATGTGACAGCTTCTACTGGCACTTCTACATTCAACGATGTCACTATCAACGGTGGCTTGAATATGGATGCTGGCACTGCTGCCACCATCACCAACCTCACATCACCAACCAACAGCGGAGATGCTGCTACTAAGGGATATGTTGACACTGCTGACGCATTAAAACTAAATCTTAGTGGCGGCACCATGTCTGGTGCAATTGCTATGGGTACTAACAAGATCACTGGTCTTGGCACTCCTACATTAACAGCCGATGCTGCTACAAAAGGATATGTTGACACTGCTGTTAGCAACCTGATTGACAGCGCACCCGGCGCTCTTGACACATTGAACGAGCTTGCTGCTGCTCTTGGTGATGACGCTAGCTTTTCCACCACTGTAACAACTTCCATTGCCGCTAAGCTTCCACTTGCTGGTGGCACAATGTCTGGTGCCATTGCTATGGGTACTAGCAAGATCACAGGTTTGGGCGACCCAACGCTAGCACAAGACGCTGCTACAAAGACCTATGTTGATACCGCCGATGCGTTGAAACTCAACTTATCTGGTGGCACAATGTCGGGTGCCATCGCAATGGGTACGAGCAAGATCACAGGTCTTGGCGATCCAACAGCGAATCAAGATGCTGCCACAAAGACTTATGTCGATACTGCTGATGCACTGAAGTTGTCACTGTCTGGCGGCACTATGTCGGGTGCAATTGCAATGGGTACTAGTAAGATTACAGGATTGGGTACACCAACTGATAATGCTGATGCAACCACCAAGCTGTATGTTGATGGCATCTTGGGTAGTGCCACAGCTGCTGCCACCTCTGCTGCTGCCGCTGCCACCTCTGCTAGCAACGCTGCCACCTCTGAGAGCAATGCTGCCACTTCAGCTAGCAATGCCTCTACTTCTGCTGGTGCTGCTTCTACTAGCGCCACTGCTGCTGCTGCCAGCTATGACAGCTTTGATGATCGTTATCTTGGACCAAAGTCTTCTGCTCCATCGGTAGACAATGATGGCAATGCTTTGCTCACTGGTGCTTTGTATTGGAATAGCACAAGCAGCGAGTTGTATTTGTGGACAGGTTCTGTTTGGACTCAAGCAGCGTTCACTGCAAGTGGTTTTGCTACATTAACTGGTTCAGAAACATTAACTAATAAAACACTTACGAGTCCTATCTTAACTGCTCCAGCGCTTGGCACTCCCGCAAGCGGGGTTGTCACCAACCTGACAGGCACGGCCTCCATCAACATCAACGGCACTGTAGGGGCTACGACAGCTTCTACTGGCGCGTTTACCACGTTGTCTGCAACGGGTGTGACCACGGTGCAGGCTGGCACAGTCTCACTCCCAGCCATCACCACTACAGGCGACACCAACACAGGTATTTACTTCCCTGCCGCTGACACCATTGCTTTCACAGAAGGTGGCGTGGAGAGTATGCGCATCGATTCCAGCGGCAATGTGGGGATTGGGACAACGGGGCCAACATCAAAACTTCATGTCTCAGGGGGAAGAACTGATTTAGTAGCGGCTTCAGAAACCTATGCGTTGGGGGTTCGATATGGCGTTGGAACTGGCATTTACTATATAGGCGCATCAAATTCCGCAACACCTGATTTGGTCTTTAGTCAAACTGGTGGTTCAGAGCGAATGCGTCTTACTAACGCAGGTGATTTGGGGGTTGGGACGAGTTCGCCTTCTTATAAGTTGGATGTTTCCACCAGCGTCAACAACATTGCTGGCGCGAGAATTCAGAATACCAGTTCTGCAAGCGGTGCATATTCTAGTTTGTGGCTTGACAATGATTCAGCGGGAATTAAATCTGCCTTAATCAAAAATTCCTCAACCAACACAGGCAATCTTGGTACAAACAGTTTTTATCTGTACTACAGCGATACTGGCTCAAGCGGAATTTTTAACGCCAGCGCAAGCCCCATTACATTTTCAACCAATGGTTCCGAACGCGCCCGTATCGACTCCAGCGGCAATGTGGGGATTGGGACGAGTTCGGGTTCTGCGCGGTTAAATGTCAACGGCGGCACAAGCACATCACAGATTCGCTGGGAAGTAAACAACGCTGCCTTTACGCAAGAGGTGTCTACCAATGCGGCGGCGAATGCGTATGTGTACAAGTCCAATGATGCCTCGTACCATGTGTGGAAACTAAGCAGTACCGAGGCTATGCGCCTTGACTCCAGCGGCAATGTGGGGATAGGGACAAGTTCGCCAGCTACTAAACTGCATGTTGCTGGCGCGTCTGCAATTGCTCGTATTGACAGGACTGCTGACGCTTCTGCAAACCCTGAGTTGCAGCTTTCTGCTGTTGCTCGCCAGTTTAATGTCGGAGTCGGTGGGGCTTCATTTGCAACCGCCGCCATTCAAGGCGCTTACTACCTTTACGATAGCACAGCCGCAGCGTATAGGATGGTCATCGACTCCAGCGGCAACGTGGGGATTGGGACGAGTTCGCCAACAAGAGCACTTCATGTTGTTGGTACATGGACAAACACCGGCGACTATTTAATGGATAGCGGTAGCCCACAACTTGCGTGGTCAAGCGGCGATTTAAGGTTTAAATACGCTGGTTTGAGCGGCACAGAAGCCATGCGTATCGACTCCAGCGGTAACTTGCTGGTGGGGACTACCACAAACAGCCCCGCTGGAAATAATGTTGTTGGCGCAGAACTTCAGGCAGTTGGGTCATTGCAACTTTCTAGGGATGGCGGTGCGGGTTTACAAGTAAACAGAAAAACCGATGATGGAACTTTGGTTGCTTTTAGGCAAGCAGGGACAGAAGAGGGAACAATCTCGGTATCTGGTACAACCATTTCCTACAACGGCGGTCACCTGTCCCGTTGGGCGCAGACCACTACAGCCAAAGACGATACGCTGGTCAAGGGTACTGTGCTGTCCAACCTTGATGAAATGAATGTATACACGGACGCTGATGGCAACCCTGTAGACAACGAGCAGCTTAACAAGGTCAAAGTTTCTGATGTTGAAGGCGATGCAAATGTCGCTGGCGTGTTTGTCAACTGGGATCACGATGAAGCCCACGATGTAGACGAGATCAACATGGCGATGACAGGCGACATGATTATCCGCATTGCTCAAGGCACAACTGTTGCCCGTGGTGACTTGCTCATGTCTGCTGGTGACGGCACTGCCAAGCCACAAGGTGATGACATCGTGCGATCTAAGACAGTCGCCAAGGTCACATCAACCCATGTCACTTGCACATACGCAGACGGCTCTTTCTGTGTGCCGTGTGTGCTGATGGCTTGCTAATTAACTTAAAGGAAATATCATGCAACTCACTATCAACCAACTCAACCGCGAAGCCTCAACCGGCATCATCACCACTGTCCACTGGAGCGCATCCAAGACATCTGGTGAGCACACAGCGTCTAGCTACGGCTCTGTGGGCCTCACCGCTAGCGACACAGTGATTCCATTTGCCGATGTCACTGAAGCCAATGTGCTTGCATGGCTTGGCACTGCTCTGGACTTGACAGAGATGGAAGC